GCTAAAAGTCAGTTCTCGACAAATACCCCAACTAAACAAGATTATGAAAAATATAGATGGTTGTTTGCTTAACAAGTATTTATATTATTAAGTAACTAAATTAAAATTATACGATGGCTGATAATAATTTAACAGTATGGCAAAGGCTGAGTAGGGCTTTCGGTCCAAATTCTCTTTTAGGACAAGATTATCCTACATTCAAATTTGATAAGACAGTTCTCCTTAAAACACCTGATAAAGCTGAGTACGAAAGGGAAAAATTACAAGCTCAACAGACCTTTTATTTATCAAGTCAATGGGCTAAAATAGAAAACAATCTTTATTCTCAGGCCATTTATTATGAACCATCAAGACTTTCTGCAACATATGATTACGAATCAATGGAATATACTCCTGAAATTTCTGCAGCTTTAGACATATATGCAGAAGAGTCAACTACTGTTAATGAAGATGGGTATATGTTACAGATATATTCCGAATCAAAAAGAATTAAATCAGTTCTTGCAGATTTATTTAACAACACTTTAGATATCAATACAAATCTACCTATGTGGACAAGGAATACTTGTAAGTATGGTGATAACTTTATTTATTTGAAGTTAGATCCTGAAAAAGGTGTAGTAGGTTGTCAACAACTTCCTAATGTGGAAATAGAAAGACATGAGGTCGGATTGACTGACAAAGCACCTGTCGATATGGGTAAAGCGGAAGCAAAGAAACAACTAACATTTAAGTGGGGTAATAAGAATATGACGTTTCAGTCATGGGAAATTGCTCACTTCAGACTTTTAGGTGATGATAGGAAACTACCATACGGAACTTCAATGTTAGAAAAAGCCAGAAGAATTTGGAAACAACTTTTACTTTCTGAAGACGCTATGATGATTTATAGAACATCAAGAGCACCTGAAAGAAGAATATTCAAAGTTTTTGTTGGAAACATGAATGACGAAGATGTTGAGGCATACGTAAATCGTGTTGCAGACAAATTTAAGAGACAGCAAGTTGTTGATTCTAAAACAGGTAATGTAGATCTTAGATTTAACCAAATGGCCGTAGATCAGGATTATTTTGTTCCTGTAAGAGATCCGTCATCACCAAGTCCAATTGAGACTTTACCTGGAGCTCAAAATCTATCTGAAATTGCGGATATTGAATATATTCAGAAAAAACTTTTGACAGCTCTTAGAGTTCCTAAAGCGTTTTTAGGATTTGAAGAAGTTGTTGGTGATGGCAAAAACTTATCTCTTCAGGATATTCGTTTTGCAAGAACTATCAATAGAATTCAGAAAAGTATGATTCAGGAACTTAATAAAATCGCGATAGTACATCTATTTTTATTAGGTTTTGAGGATGAAATTTCTAATTTTACTTTAGGCTTAACTAATCCATCTACTCAGGCAGATTTACTTAAAATAGATGTTTGGAAAGAAAAAATCCTTTTATATAAGGACATGGTTTTAGATCCTGGAAATGGAATTCAACCTGTTTCTTCTACGTGGGCTAAAAAACATTTATTTGATTGGTCTGACGAAGAAATTAAATTAGATTTGATGCAACAAAGACTTGAGAGGGCGATTGGTGAAGAACTTAAGAACACTGCAACAGTTATATCTAAAACAGGATTATTTGATAATATTGATAAGTTATACGGTAGTTCTTCTGGAACAACAGCACCTATGCCAGGTCAAGAACCTGGTGGTGAAATTACCGGACCTGAAGCATCTTCTGAAATACCACCAGTAGAATCACCTGAAGTACCTGAAGAAACTCCAGCAACAATAACTCCAGAATCATTTAACGATAGAATGAATCTTTTACTAGAAACTAACTTAGTTGAGGGTAATATAGTATTAGATTTAGAACATGGACAAGATTCTTTAGGAGAAATTGAAAAAGAATTGGATAAGTTATTAAAGAACTAATATTTATAAAAAAAATATAAAATGACCTTCGGATTACTAAAATCAATTATAGAGGAAAATCTTTTACAGTCTTACAAAGACGAAAAAGCTTTCAAGAAAGCAATTAATGAATTTAAGCATAATGTGTTGAATAACAAGAATATTTCTAAAGTATATTCAATTTATGATGAATTAACCAAACCTCAAGGTTTAAGTAAGGAAGAAGCCACTGATTTTCTAAATGAAGGTATTTTCCTTCTAAGAACTTTATTACCTAATATTAAGTTACCTAGTAATCTTTCTGAGATGAAAGTAGAAAATAAATATAAAAATTTAGATTCTCTACTATATCCTGAAATTTCTAAAACTAACATTAAAGAAAGAGTTGAAACCAAAAAAACTCTTTTAGAAGTGATATCATCACAACCAAATATTAGTAAACCAAAAGTTAATATACCTTTGAGTTCTATGGTTAAAATTGCTAACGACACTTTGAAAAATTATATTGAGAATCTTGATGAAAATTCTAAAAAAGAGTTTTTTGATATTATTAAGGAAGATACTAAAACCTTAGAAAGTAATTTTGAATCTTTCAAAAAAATAGCAATTGAAAAACTAACACCTTTAATGGAACAAGAAAGTGATTCTGACACCAAGAATAGAATTAGTGAAACACTTGAAAAAATTCAAAAAGATAATTTCAACCAAATAAGTTATCTTAAACTTAAAAAGTTGGTTGAGTCTCTTTAAGAATTTTTCATCTTCTGAGTGTAAATTGCTTTAAGAATTTTTTTCCTATTCTTAACTGATTCTTTAATATATTCCTTCCTTTCATTTAGGACTTGATTCTGTTTTGTCTTAATTACCTTAGATTTTAAGGTCTTAAGTGCTTTTTCTATATTTTCGTGTCCTTTTATTTCAACAATTAACATATAATAAAAATATCTTCAATTTTAGTAAAATTTTGACTTGAAGGATATATTATCTTATTTTTTATAAAATAAACTTAAGTAATATGATAATGAATGAAAAAAGGTAAAAGTGTTAAGTTAAACCTGTCAGAAAAATTCAAATCAACCTATGGAACTGTTGATTCAAAAAATTTGAAATCCATTTACATTAATATTCAGTCTTGGGTGTCTCCTAAATTAGATCTTGATAATTGGAACCGTGTTGTTTGTAATTTAAGTAGAGAACTAAAACATACTGTACTAGATTCAATTAATGATAATATTTTCAAAAAAAATTCAATTGTAGATTTAGATTTAAGGACAAGTGGTATTGGTGTTGGTAAAAAGTCTTTTTTTAATTTAGAAATAAATTTATATCTAGAGAAAGAAGATGATTTCAAATCCTATGAGATAAAAAACTCAGTAAAAAAAATCATTTCAGACATATACTCAACAAACATATCACAGAACAATTTTTTTGATTTTTCGTTGACAAAAAAATAATATTTTTGAACTAAAGGATATTACAAATATTTATTTGAAAAGATTTAATGAAAAAATTAAGAATTCTTGAGGCACATGAAGTTGGTCACGGTATCCTTATTGAAATGGATGCTGGTTTCGTATCGGCTACAGAAGGTGATAACTTACAATTTATTAAGGAAGCAAAACAATTTGATTATAAGAATCCATTTGAATTTTATGCCGTACTTCAAAAGTTTGATACTGCAAATAGAAATGGTAGAACATATCCTGAAAGGATATTAAAAAGAGAAGCTGAGAAGTATAAACAATTAATTAAAAAAGGTTTATCAACATCAGAATTAAATCACCCTGAATCTTCTTTAATAGATCTTGATAGGGTTTCTCACATAATAACAGATATATGGTGGGATAAGAACATCCTTATGGGTAAATTGAAACTATTAACATCACCCGGATTTCATGAGAGAGGTGTAGTAACAACTAAAGGAGACATTGCCGCAAATCTTTTAAGACAAGGGGTTACTTTAGGTATTTCATCAAGAGGGGTTGGGTCTCTAAAAAAAGTAGGAGAAAGAAATGAGGTACAAGATGATTTTGAACTGATTTGCTTTGACCTCGTTTCATCACCGTCAACGCCGGGTGCATATCTATTTGATGATGTTTCCGAAAGAGATAATTATGAAGAAAATTTGGAAGAAGAAAGAAAATTAAAATCAGAACCAATGTCTCAATCTATTGATTTGATGAAAAGATTATCCGATTATTTGGGAAAATAAAATAATAAACTATGGATGAAAAGTATTTTGTTGCTAAAGTAACTTACGACCTACCTGATGAAAATTCTGGTAAAATTAAAAAAATCAGAGAAGAAAAATTGGTCAAAGGATATTCTGTAACAGACGTAGAAGCTAAAGTCACACAAAAGTACACGGGATTTTCTTATGATTGGAGAATCACTTCAGTATCTGAAAGTAAAATAGACGAAGTTATCGAAAATTAAAAAAAAATTAAAGTGGTCAATTTTGACCACTTTTTTTATGCTCTCACTATTTATAAAAAATCAAATTAAGATTTTTATTAACTCATATAATATTCTAAAACCATTAAAAATTAAACTTTTAATGGTTTGGATATATTTATTAAGTAAAAAAATACAATTTTCATGCAAGAAAATAAAAACGTAGTAGAAGAGGCTCTCCTTCAAATGAAACAAGTTGAAGAAGCAATAGCCGAAAATGCAAAAGGAATACTTCAATCAACAATGAAAGAAGAAATCTCACAACTTGTAAAAGAATCTCTATCCGAACAGGAAGAATTAGACCTAGATGCTGAAATCGAATCTGATGAAGAAGGTGATGAAGCTGATAATGAAGAATCAACTGACATGGGATTAGACATGGATATGGATATCGACATGGAAGTTGACTCTGATGAACCAATTGATTTACGTGGAGCGTCAGACGAAGAAATTCTTAAGGTTTTCAAAGCTATGGGTGAAGAAGATGGAATCATCGTAAAAAAAGATGATGATGATATTCATTTGTCTGATAGTAATACCGATTCAGAATACTTAGTTAAACTCGGCGAATCAGAAGAAAACGAAGAAACAATGGAACAAAACGAACAAGTTTCAGATGAAGAAGTTGATGACGTTATTGCAGCAATTTTCTCTAAAGGTTCTGTTGAAGAAGACGTAAACGAACAAGACGCTGACGATGAGGAAGTGGACGAAGTAGTTTATGAAATTGAATTCAACGAAGAAGACGAGGAAGAAATGGATGAGTCTGAAGAAATGGATGAGTCTGAAGAAATGGATGAGTCTGAAGAAATGGATGAGTCTGAAGAAATGGATGAGTCTGAAGAAATGGATGAGTCTGATGATATGGAAATGGACGAAGAAGCTGAGGAAGACGAAGCTTATGATGTACATGAAGCATATGACCACAAAAAATCTAAAAAGGTATCGTCTGTAAAACCTAAAGGCGTAGGAATTGGTAAAGGACCAAAGTTTGATTATAAAAAAGGACCTTTCAAAGGATTCGATGAAGACAAAAAAGAAGGACCTAAAACTATGGGAACCGGAAAAGCAAAATTCAACTACGAAAAAGGTCCTAATGTAGATGGAAAAATGAAAAAAGTAGAAACCAAAGAAGGATGGGGATCTAAAAAACACGAATACAAGAGAAAATCTGTAGACGGAGTTAAAAAGAAAACCGGAGATGTTGATGGTCACTACAAAGACTATGAAAAGAAAGAAGAAGCTACAGAAGCGGCACGTACTTTTGGTATGGGTTCTAAAGAAGGTAGAGGTTTGAGAAAAGGAGTAACAAACAATAGAAATTACGTTTATAAAAACGGAGTAACTGTAGAATCTCTTGAATCAGAAGTTGGTTTGTTGAGAGAGAAAAATGATGAATATAGAAAAGCTCTAAACGTGTTTAGAGAAAAATTAAACGAAGTTGCAATTTTCAATTCAAACTTGGCTTATGCAACAAGATTATTCACAGAACACTCAACAACAAAGAAAGAGAAAATAAACATTCTTAGAAGATTCGACGGAGTTGAGTCACTTAAAGATTCTAAAAATCTTTATAGACAAATCAAAGAAGAATTAAATAGGACTGAAACACAATCAATGAATGAATCTGTAGGTAATAAAATTGTAAATACACCATCTACAGGATCTGCAACTACTTTAATTGAAAGTAAAACTTACGAAAATCCTCAATTCATGAGAATTAAAGATTTGATTTCTAAATTAAATTAAAGTAATAAAAATAAATTAAAACAAAAAAACAAATAAAATGGGAGCATTATTAGAATCAGGTCTCGTTGGTAACATAGGTCTTAAGCACCTTAAAGTTATCAAGGAAGACACAATCAACAAATGGGACAAGCTAGGTTTCTTGGAAGGACTTAATGGTCATATGAAAGATAATGTTGCTCAGTTGTATGAAAACCAAGCATCTTGGTTAATCAACGAGGCAACATCAACTTCAGACTCAGGATCTTTCGAAACTGTAGTATTCCCAATCATTAGAAGAGTTTTCTCTAAACTTCTTGCTAATGACATCGTATCAGTACAAGCAATGAACTTACCAATCGGTAAATTGTTCTACTTTGTACCAAACATTCAAGCATATCAACCAGGTACAACCGAGCATTACGCACCATACGGTTCACCTAACCAAGCTGTTGATCAAACACCAAACAGTGGATATGACTATAACCTACAGAAAGATCTATATGATAGATTCTATGAAGGTAATGAACCAGCTTTGGATCCTCCAGGTTTGTTCGACTACTCTAAAGGTTCTTACTCAGCTATTACAGCTCAAGTAGGTACAGTTGCGTGGTTAGCAGATTCTTTAGTTCCTTCAGCTTACACACTAGACAACTACAGAAAAGTATTGATTGTTATGTCAGGTTTTGCATCTGATGGAGCAGGAAAATTGATTGGTCCAGACGGTCAACCTATGGATAACGAATCATTCCTTTCTGATCTTACAATCTTAGGTGTTTCAGGTAATGAATACACTTCAGCAAATACTGCAAATCCTTATCTTTTCAGAGTAGTTACTCAAAAATATGGTAAAGGTATTGTTCAGTATGGTAACAATAATGCAACACTAGTATTCCCTGATTCTAAGACAGGTGGTGGTCAATACGATAACCTTTGTGATGCTGAAGGTAAAATCTATCTTGAAGTAGACTTACAGGTTCCTGTATGTATTACTTGTGGTGGATCACTTGATGGTTACACTGGTTCAACATTTGAATCAACAGCTGCAGCTGACAACGCATTCACAGCTACTTATAGAATCTATAAGAACATGGAATTCGAAGATAAGATCGGTGAAGTTTCATTCGACCTTATGTCAGTAACAGTTTCAGTAACTGAAAGAAAATTAAGAGCTCAATGGTCTCCAGAAATGGCTCAAGACGTGGCAGCATTCCACAATATCGATGCAGAAGCTGAATTGACAGCATTACTTTCTGAGCAGGTTGCGGCTGAGATCGATAGAGAAATCTTGAGAGACCTTAGAAAAGCAGCAGCTTGGAACTTAAGATGGGATTACAACGGATGGAAGAGACTTGGATCAAGTGCAGTTCCTTATACTCAAAAGGATTGGAACCAAACATTGATTACAGCTATCAACCAAATTTCAGCTCAAATCCACAAATCAACTTTGAGAGGTGGAGCTAACTGGATCGTTGTATCATCTGAAATCTCTGCAATCTTCGATGATCTTGAGTATTTCCACGTGTCTAACGCGGCACCTGAGCAAGATCAGTACAACATGGGTATCGAAAGAATCGGTACACTTGCTGGAAGATATCAAGTGTATAGAGATCCTTACTTCCCAGCTAACCAAGTGTTATTGGGTCACAAAGGAACATCTTTACTTGACACAGGTTACATTTACGCACCATATGTACCTCTACAACTTACTCCAACAATGTATAATCCATTCAACTTCACACCAATCAAAGGTATCATGACTAGATACGCTAAGAAGGTGGTGAACAACAGATTCTACGGAAGAATCACAGTTGATGGTGTTAGAACATTCGATTTGAGAGAGTTGAGATAATATGGTCTGAACCAAAATATAAAGGGTCCCATTGGGACCCTTTTTTTATTAATAAAGTATTTGTTTATTTTTTTCAAGTATCTTATATCCCATCTTAATCCTTGGTTCAATTTGTGGAAGTGAGAAATTTACAATTTCTCGAACCTCTAAAATAATTTCGTTATTTTCTCCCTCAAGTTTATGGTTATCAAAGTAGATATATCGGTTTTTGTCAAAATCTTTTCTTATTAACTCAAAAGATGATTCAAAACCCACCAACTCGTCAGAAAGTTTTTCTAAATGTAATAAATGAGGAGACAATTTTTTCAATAAAAAATTAGATTCTACTCTTTGTAAGTAAGCAAACAAAAGATATTGTTTGTGTTCAAAATCGATTGGTGATTCTATAAACCAAGTAAGTGATAGTAATTCGTTCATCGCTTATTTGTTTATTATAAATATTTTATAATGAAAATAGGGGGTTTAATTACCCCCCTTTTTTTATTCTACAAAATTTGCTATCATAACCAAAGTAAATACACCTCAGAGTAGTCAATTCTTTCCTTTTAGACTCAAAAAAATCATCTTCCGATGGTTTATGTCCCTCAAAAATTAAACCCGTATTTTCCTTCTCTAATTCGATTATACGACTAAGGATTTGTTGTAGATTCTTCTCCGTCATCAGAAAAAATTGTTTTATCTATAATTCTTAATGATTTATTTAATAGTTCAGTCTCATTCATGTTGAACATTCCTTTAGAATGTGAAAATTCTATGGCCGTTCTTACTAAATATAGTGCTTGTTCTACGTTTATAGATTCTCTAAATTTTTCTAAACTAACTTCAGATTGATAGTTAATTGTATTAAATAACACTCCTGAAGAATCATCGTTAGTATTAATCATAATTTAAGTTTTAATTAGTATTTATAATATAAGATTTTCAGATGAAAAAACAAATAAATGAGGCGACCGGATCAGGAAGTTCTGGAAAATTCAAGGTACCTATTGTACTCGCACCACAACCATGGACTGAGGATCAATTAGGACCCTTTACAGACCCTGTTTATCATTATACTAATGCTGAGTTAGCCTACGAAGAAGCTGACGGGGATTTCAAGGGAACACCTCAACAGAGAGAAAAAATAGAACGTAAAACAAAAAAAATATCAAAAGTGGATCAATATCTTAAAAGTTTTTATACCGGTCAAAATGATGAAGAAGGGGGTAATATTGCATCTGTCGATAACCCTGAAAAAATTATACAACAAGTTAGTGGTCCATTAAAAGAGGAAAAATCTTTTTTAGAGGAAGACTTAGCCGTATGGTTTGGAACAAAGAAAAAACCTAAAGGGTCTAAACAACCTAAAGGTCCATGGGTTAATATTTGTAGAAAGAAAGAGGGTGGTGGACATCCACCGTGCGGAAGACCTGAATCGGAAAGTAAAGGGTATCCCAAATGTAGAGCCGCTGGGGTAGCCGCTAAGATGAGTGATTCCGAAAAAAAAGCCGCATGTGCTCAGAAAAGAAGAGCAGAAAAATCTAATCCGAAATCAGGGACGGGTAATAAACCTAAGATGGTGTCTTACAAACCAAAATCTAAGAAAAACGAATCTCTTAATCGTTTGATTAGAAAAATATTAAGAGAAAATTTAGGTTAGAGTATTAACTTTTCCGAAATTGTTTTTAAGGAATGTTGAATATTACTTTTAATTTCTGATTCGATCACTTCACGTTTTTTTTCTAAAATTTGATTGAACAAATCTGTAACAGATTCGTATAGTTCGTCACTTTCAATGTAAATACTGTAGGAATATACGTGATTAATAATAGTGATGTTTCTTTCATTAATTACCACATACATTTGTTTTGAATCATTTTTTATAATTCTCTTTTGTGATAATGGTGTATAATACAATAGAGTATCAGGTAGACCAATAATTTTCTTTGAAATTTCTACAGCAAATCTTTCTTCATCCGTAATTTTTGGTTTAGGATTAAATTTTTCTCTCAAATGTAGATAAAATCTGTATACTATTCCTAAATGACGATTGACTTTCATTTTACAAATATACAAAAAGATTTTTAATCTAACAATAACTTCCCGAACATTGTTTTTTTCCGTCTAAACCGGGCATTTTACCCTTACAAACTTGTACTGCATATCCGTTTGCATATGCTGAAGGATATACCTTAAATTTTGCTTTAGCCGCACTTTTCCCTCTTGAACAAAGTTTAGTACCTGTTTTTTTTCTTCCTTCAGTAATGTCCTCATATTCAACATAACTGTCCATTTTTCTTTTTTCATTCATGAAAAAGTCAAAAACTTGATCTAAATTTACCTTGGCTTCGGTAATATGATCATCAGCCCAATCGTGACCGTTTAATAAAATTTCATCTATCATAGATGGGTCTAAATCCAAAAGAAGATCACATTGTCTTTTAATTTGTTCTAAGTTAGAAAAAAACATATAATT